GTATATTTCAGCACGAAGAAGCATAAATGGATGCACGACTGCTTCAAAATTGAAGACCATTACTTCGGGAGGTAATTATGATCAAGATCGAGAATGTTAAGACCTACGGCTGGGAAGCTGCCATCCGCGGCATGAGGAACCCGATGAACAGCTGGGAGAGATCCGATACCATTTATCGCGGATCTGATCTTCCGGAGATCGGCCGGCAGGACATGAAGCTGATGAAGCAGCTCTTTGCCGGAGGTCCGGAGCATAGGAAGTACCTCCGGATGATCCATGTCAGCATGGACATCACGGCGCCGCTCTACTGGTGGAAGGAATTCGACACCTATAAGATCGGCACGGCCGCGAACAGCTGCAGCACGATGCACAAGATCGCGGCGAAGCCCTTCGAGCTGGAGGACTTCAGCACAGAGCACCTCGCGAAGGAGTCCATCACCTGGATGAAGAACGTCGTGATCTTCCTGAACTACTGGAGGGATGCCTACAACGAGCATGTGAATAAGGAGTGCTGGTGGCAGATGATCCAGCTGCTGCCGTCTTCCTATAACCAGCGCCGGACTGTGGACTTCAACTATGAAGTGGCCGCGAGGATTATCCACCAGAGATCCGGTCACAAGCTCGATGAGTGGAATGACTTCGTCATCATCCTGAGGGAGCTGCCGTATCTGCAGGAGATCATGGGATGATAATGCTGATCGTGTGCTTTATCCTGGGCATGACCTTCGCCAGCTTCTGCTGGCTGATCATCCTGGTGATATTGCTTGAGGAGATAGTAGGAGGAGAATGATGGGAAAAAAGGGAGAGCAGCTTCGAGCACTCAGGAAGCAGAGAGCGACATATACTTTTACCGGCGAGCAGCTGGACGCCCATGACCAGGCAGTCCTGCAGGCCGGATCCGAGAAGATCAAGCGCGACCTGATGGAGAAGATGGAGAAGGAATACGCCGAAAAAGAGGCCTACATCAAGAAGGTCATCGAGGATGAATGGAAGGCCAGGGAGGACCTTTTTAAGGGCGAGGACATGGCGGACAATTTCTTCACGATCCTGTCTCTCCTCCTGGCCACCAGCTGCCGGGTCCTGATCGAGAAATTTCACTGGAAGCCGATCCCTAAGGACGGCAAGTATGACCGGAGAAATCGCACGATGCGCTTCAGCGACTATCTGATCGACGAGATCAACAGTATCGTAGAGGACGAGATGAAAGACATCCGGACCTACTGCGACGAAGTCTATGAGGAGTATGGTGTCAGATTTATCCGACAGGAGGTCGATGAGAATGGCGAACCCGTTTAATAATTCTGAGGGATATCCGGATCCTACAGCTTATTATGGTGAGCGATCCATCCGGAAGGAGGAGGCAGAGCTCGAGAAGCGTGCCATGCGGGCGGTCGGCATGATCAAGCTGCTTCTGGAGCTCTCCGGCTTCACCATCGTGGGCCGGATCACCCTCAGAGACATCAAGACCGGCAAGGAATTTAAGTGAGGGGGGGCCTATATGGACAGAGAAGTATTGAAAAAATACGACGCGCTTAAGGACGAGCAGAAGGACGTCAAAAAGCGGGCGGAGGAGCTGGAGCGTGAGATGAACCAGCTGCTGACGACGCTGGTCTCTGACACCGTCATGGGTACCCGCGAGGATGGCACCTATGGACCGATCAAGATCAAAGGCATCCCTTTTCCGGAGTACGACCGGAAGAAGGAGCTCCTGCAGAAGCGCCTCGACAGATACGCAGAGATCGACGCTGAGCTGGCGGGAATGATCGAGGAGATCGAGGTCTTTATTTCCGGAGTGCAGGATCCCAGGATCCGGACGATCCTGCGGCTGAAGTACGTCGACGGCAAGACCTGGAGAGACATCGGACGCCGGTATGGAAAAGGCGCCTCCTGGGCCTTCAAAAAGATCGAGGCCTATTTTTCAAAATAAGTATTGACGAGGAAAAAAAGGGAACATAGGCTGAAAACTGGAAAGTGAGACCCATAGAACCTTACTTATTCCTCCAAACAGTCCCGGAGATACTCCACCATCTCCGGGGCTGCTTTATTTTTCAGGAGCATAGATATGCCATTAAAAGCATGCCCGTACTGCGGGAGGATACACCCTAAGGGCTTCGACTGTGGCAGGATACCAAAGTATGGAGCACAGAAGGGTACACAGGAGCAGCGCTTCAGGCACAGTACTGCATGGACCAGGAAGAGCATACAGATCAGAGAGCGTGATCATTATATGTGTGTCTACTGCATGCAGCATGATAAGCGTATCAATACAGAGGACATAGAGGTACATCACATCATACCAGTGAAGGAAGACTATGACAGGAGACTGGATGGTGACAACCTGATCAGTCTATGCAGAGAGCATCATGAAGCAGCAGAAGCATGTGTCATCAAGAGAGACACACTGATGACGATGGCAGCAAGGCAAGAGCTGTCTGACAATTCTCTCCTACCATGCCTCTGACCGGTATGCCCCCGGAGGTCGAAAATTTGAGCGCCGGTCTGCCAGAAGACCGACGCCCCACCCTTTTACACGAAAAATTCGCAAAATCAGCCGGAAAGGAGGCATTTATGGCCGGAAGACCTGCAAAATCTGCAGCAATTTTAACGCTGACCAACGATGTCTCGCACCGGACGAAGCGGGAGATCGCGCTCCGCGCCGCTGCCGAGAAGGGCACCCTGACCGGCGAGGCGATGAGGGAGAGCCCGGACGTGAGGAACGATCCGGAGGCTCATAAGGAATTCATGAGAGTACGGAAGCTGCTCCGGAAGATCGATAAGGATGACGCCATCTATGGCCGCGTGATCAATGACTACTGCCTGCTCTACAGCCAGCGCAGAAAGCTCACCGAGCTGATCGGGAAGATAGACACGGACCTGGATGATCTGGAGGAGCGGTCCCTTGAGATGGAACCGAGGGACTACTACGAGCTCCGGGCGGCTCTCCTGCAGCGCAGGGAGAAGCTGCAGCAGCAGCAGATCGTGCTCATGGACAAGATGCGCTCTATCGAAGACAAGAACCTTATGAACATTCAGAGCGCGCTGCGGTCCATACCTAAGAAGCCGGACGAGAAGAAGAACCCGCTGAAGGAGGCCTTGAGTGGTTAAGGACAGCATGGCCTACGAGTACGCGGCCTGGTGCGTCGCAGACCAGTCCGGCAAGGTCCCGATTTACGTGAAGAAGCAGGCGGCCTCCTGGATCCGGATCGTCCTGGGCGATGATCCGGAGGCCTATGTGGATGAAAAGAGCTACGAGAAGATCTGCAAGCTCCTGAAGATTATCATCCATCCGGACCTCCGCTGCCCGATCTACGACGGCCTGGAGGATTATGCCTGGCTTTTCATCGTCGCGACACTCTGCACGAAGAAGACCGGCACGGACTTCCGGTACTACCTTACGGCCGTGCTGGAGATCGCCCGGAAGAACTTCAAGACCTTTAACTCGGCCATCATCTTCATCCTGCTGATGCTGATCGAGCCGGACTTCTCCCGATTCTTCTCCGTGGCGCCGGATCTGGCCCTGAGCTCCGAGCTTAAGGTGGCCATCCGGAAGATCATCAAGTCCTCGCCGGCGCTGATCGACGAGGTGGATCCGGCCTTCAAGATCATGAGATCCGTGATCAAGTGCCTGCTGAATGATAACGAATACACTCCGCTCGCCTACAGTAATGACCGAATGGACGGTCGTATGGCCAACGTCTTCCTGGCCGATGAGGCTGGAGCAATGGACGACTACCCAGTCGAAGCCATGCGCTCGTCCCAGATCACTCTGCCTGATGGTCTCGGCATCATCATATCGACGCAGTATCCTAACGACAACAACGTCATGATAGATGAGATAGACATCAGCAAGAAGGTCCTGGACGGTCTCCTCGAGGACCGGCGGAGGTTTTCTTTGCTTTATGAACCGGATGACGAGTACAAAAGCGGCGAGCTCTGGCAGACCGACGACCGCGTGATCTTCCAGTCGAATCCGGTGACGATAAAGAACGAGAGGATCTTCGAGACCCTGAAGGGTAAGCGGGCGCTGGCGGTCCTCTATGAGAACAAGAGGGAAAACTACCTCTGCAAGCATAACAACATCCTCTACAAGGGCCTGGGCGTCGAGGGGTATATCGACATCCAGCGCGTGAAGCTCTGCAGCACGCCGGACGATCCGGCCTGGTGGAAAGGCAGGCGCGTCTGGATCGGTCTGGATCTCTCCCAGTCCGATGATAATACCTCGTTTTCGATGGTGACCGAAGAGGAGGGGATCGTCTACAGCAAGACCCTCGGCTTCATCCCGGAAGAAAAGAAGGATCTGAAGAGCAAAAAAGAGCATGTCGATTATGACCGGCTGATCAGGCAGGGCATCTGCTACTCCTGTGGCGCGGACGTGATCGACTATCTTTTTGTTAAGGACCGGATCGAAGCCCTGCCGGAGGAGTACGGTGTGGAGATCGTGCAGATCGGGTACGACCGCTGGAACGCGATCGCGACGGTGCAGGCCCTGGAAGCGGACGGCTTCGAGTGCGTAGAGATCAAGCAGCACAGCTCCGTCCTGCACGGGCCGACGAAGTTGCTGCGGGAGCTGATCCTCGAGAAGTCCTTCCGGTACAGCGAGAACCGGATGCTGGAGATCAACTTCCAGAACGCGAGATGCACCGAAGACACCAACCTCAACAAATACGTGAACAAAAAGAAGTCAAACGGCAAGGTCGATATGGTCGTATCGCTGATCAATGCGATGTATCTCCTGCAGCAGGAGCTGCTGTACGGAGACGGCGGCTTCGTCGTGCAAGTGGTATAAGGAGATAATTATGTGGCCTTTTACGAGAAGACAGGAGATCCGGGCCGACACGGAGCAGATGGCCGACATCGACACGACTACGGTCGAGGGGCAGCTGCTTAAAGCTCAGCTCGAAGCCCAGGGGACGATGACCGTCGACAAGGCGCTGCAGATCCCGGCCGTCGCGGCATGCGTGCGGCTGATCTGTGACACAGTCTCTATGGTGCCCTTCCGGCTTTACAAGGTCAATCAGGAAGGGATCCAGCTTGAAGAGATTCCAGATGATCCGCGCGTGGCGCTGCTCAATGTGGACCCGGGAGACACCCTGGACGCGGTGCAGTTCAAAAAAGCGCTTGTCAGAGACTACCTGCTCGATAAGGGCGGCTACGCCTATATCGATCGGGTGGGCAACCGGATCCGGAGCCTCCGCTATGTGGAGCCCGGCTTCGTGTCCTTCAACTGGAACGCGGACCCGATCTTCAAGGATTATGACATCCTGGTGAACGGAGAGACCTTTCAGCCTCACCAGTTCATCAAGATCCTCCGGAACACGACGGACGGATACAAGGGTATCGGCATCGTGGAGGAGCAGGCCAAGCCGCTTCTGGTGGCCCACCGGATCCTGAAGTACCAGGACACCCTGATGCAGACCGGCGGCTCGAAGAAGGGCTTCTTGAAGTCCCAGAAGAAGCTGACCGCGGAGGCCATCAAAGCCCTGAAGGATGCCTGGAACCGGCTTTTCTCTTCCGGATCCGAGAATGTGGTCGTCCTGAATGACGGCCTGGAATTCCAGGAGAGCTCTGAGAGCTCGACAGAGATGCAGATCAACGAGAACGTGAACACCCTCACGAAGCAGATCTGCGAGATCTTCGGCGTACCGGTCCAGCTGCTCAACCGTGAGGTGGGCACCGCGGACAAGGAGGACCGGATCACCTTCATTCAGTACTGCATCCAGCCGATCCTGACCGCGATCGAGAACGCGCTGAACCGTGTCCTGCTCCTGGAGAAGGAGAAGGGCGGGTACAAATGGGCGGCGGATACCTCCGAGTTTACGAAGGCCGACGTCCTGGAGCGCTACCAGGCGTATGAGCTGGCCTGCAAAAATGGATTTATGCAGATTGATGAGGTCCGATACCGGGAGAACCTGGAGCCGCTGGGCCTTGACTTCGTCAAGCTCGGTCTGCAGGACGTTCTCTACTATCCGAACAAGGGCGGCATGACCTTCGTGCCGAACATGAACCAGGTCGGAGGCATCGACCTCGCGATGGAAGACCGGGAAGACGCGAAGAAGCAGAAGGAAGCGGAGATCGAGGCTTTGAAACAGAAGCCAGAGGATCCTGCACCGAATGGACAGGAAAATGCTCAGAGTAGCCAGGAAAGTGATCAAATTGGCCCGGAAAGTGATCAAAACGAGCAGGATCCTGATCAGAATGAAAAGGAAAAACCGGAAGGAGGTGATGAAGAATGAGGATCGAAATCCGCAATGACTCCGTCGAAATTGACGGATACGTGAATATTGTTCGTAGGGACTCGAAGCCGCTGAGAGACCGGAGCACCGGGCAGAAATACCTGGAGCAGATTGTCCCTGGAGCTTTTCAGAGAGCTCTCGAAAAAAACCCTGTACTACTGCTTCTTGATCATGAACGCGGAAGGGTACTCGGATCTACAGAAGATAACCTTCAGTTAGAGGAGAATGTGATCGGATTAAGAGCACATGCTGTCGTCACCGATCCGGAAGTTATTCAGTTAGCAAGAGACCGCAAACTCAGAGGCTGGTCTTTTGGATTTATACCTCGCAACGTGTCAGAAGAAGAAAACGCCCGTGATGGAATGAGTCGTCGGTACATCGAGGACATGGATCTGATAGAGGTCTCTCTGATAGACACACGAAAAATTCCATGCTATGACGATACCTTCATCGAGACGCGGTCAGAGGATGAGGAAGCGCAGTCTGATGTACTTGAAGTCAGGGCCGATTATTTTGTGAATAGTCCTAAAGATAAGAAGCCTATAGACCTCTCTAACTTCAAAGCGCGAATCAGCGCTCTTGATAGCAAACTTTAAAAGGAGAAAACAAAACTATGAGAAAGAGAATCTATGTGAAGCCGGAAATGCAGTTTCGCGCTGAGGATCTCAAGTCCCTGCAGGAGCAGAGAAATGAGACCGTGCAGGCCATGAAAGACATGACCTCTGCAGCTGAGGCAGAGCAGAGAGCCTTCACCGAGGAGGAGCTCGCCCAGTTTGATGAGCTGGAGAAAAAGGTCCAGACATTCGACTCCTCTATCCAGAGAATGGAAAGAGCGAGAGATCTGAGCCTTAACGTGATCAGCCCGAAGAAGAGAGAAGAGCTCACTGTCGAGGAGGCTGAAGAGAGAGCCTTCGAGGCCTACCTCAGGAGCGAGATCCTTGAGGAGAGAGCGGGCGATGTCAACCTGACCAAGGGCGAAAACGGTGCGGTCATTCCGACCACCATCGCGAACAAGATCATCACCAAGGTGCATGAGATCTCCCCGATCTATGCTATGGCGACTAAGTACAATGTGAAGGGCACTCTGTCCATCCCGTACTATCCGGCAACCGTCGACGGAGCTACTCCGGACGTACAGATGGCCTATGCCACTGAATTCACCGACCTCGAGTCTACCTCCGGCCGCTTCAGCTCCATCAGCCTCACCGGCTTCCTGGCTGGCGCCCTGACCAAGGTCTCCAAGTCCCTCATGAACAACAGCCAGTTCAACATTGTGGACTTCGTCATCACCAACATGGCGGAGACCATCGCGCGCTGGCTCGAGGGCGAGTGCCTGCACGGCACCCCCAACAAGGCGACCGGCGTGATCGCCGGCATCACCCAGGGCGTGACCGCTGCGGCGACCGGAGCCCTCACCGCGGACGAGCTGATCAAGCTGCAGGAGTCCATCCCGGACGCTTACCAGAACGGCGCCTGCTGGATCATGTCCAGAGCTACCCGCACCGCGATCCGCCTCCTGAAGGACGGCGAGGACCGCTACATCCTGAACCCGGATGCGACCTCCAAGTGGGGCTACACCCTCTTCGGAAAGCCGGTCTATGTGTCTGAGAACATGGACAACATGGCAGCGGGCAAGCCGGCGGTCCTCTACGGCGACTTCTCCGGTCTGGCCGTGAAGCTCTCCGAGGCTCTGGAGATCCAGGTGCTTCGTGAGAAGTACGCAACTCAGCACGCTGTCGGCGTGGTCGCCTGGATGGAGTTCGACGCGAAGGTCGAGAACGCCCAGAAGCTGGCCAAGCTCACCATGAAGGCATCCTGATGAAGGTCAGGGCGAAGACGAGCTTCTCCGGCCCTCTGATCAGTATGGCGAGAGGAAAGACTGCAGAGATCACCGACGAGGTGATCCTGCAGGATCTCCTTCAGGCCGGCTATGTCGAGGCCGAAGAGGCTGAGACTGCAGCAGAGGAGGTGCCGAAGAGTGAAGGTAAGCGAACTAACAAGAAGCGCAGTCGCTGACTTTTGCCGGGTCATCTTAGAGGACCAGAACGAAGCCGAGCTGGCAACGCTTGACGCGATGACCGAAGCGGCGAAGCAGTACTGCATCAGCTACACCGGCCTCACAGAGGCCGAGCTCGACGAGCATGAAGACATCACGATCGCTCTGCTGGTGCTCGTGGGTGATATGTATGACAACCGGCAGATGTACGTGGATAAGGCGAACATCAACCGGACGGCAGACACGATCCTGGGCATGCACAGTGTGAACCTGATCCCGGAGGAGATCATCCGGGAGGAGGAAGGAGGGTGATCAGATGTCGATCAATGCCGGAAGACTTAAGAAGCACATCGAGATCTGGCGCTACCAGAGCACGGTCAATGCTGCCGGCTCCGACGTCAATCAGCTTGTAAAGGTAAAGACGGTCTACGGGGAGATCAGGCCGGTCCGCGGCTCTGAGTATACTGAGTACTATAAGGAGCAGAGAGATCTGAGCATCAAGATCACGATCCGCTTCTGGGAAGGCCTCCGGCCTACCGACGTGCTGCAGTATCACGGCCGGCAGTATGAGATCCAGTCGATCATCAATCCGGAGCAGGCTGACTATATCCTCGAGGTGATGTGCACCGAAAAGGATGACAAGCACAAGCCGGAGGTGAGCTAATGGCCGGAGAGCACACACTGACGATAGACTTCCATGACCTTGACAAGGATCTGCAGGCCGTGATCGACCAGTATCCGGATGAAACGGCGAGTTTCATGCGGAAGCAGGCGAATCAGTGGAAAAAGGACTGCAATGCCAAGGGCTACAGCAAATACTCCGGAGGGAAGAAGCCGATCCCGAAGGCATGGAAGACCGTAAAGGAAGAGAACATCCTACATCAGCTTACAGAGGTCCAGATCCAAAACCAGAGTAAGCTCTTTCATCTTCTCGAAAACGGACACGTCAAGTGGCTTTTCGGCGTCAACACCGGCGGCTATGTGGCCGGGAAGCACTGGGCAGAGAGGACGCGCGAAGAGTGGAAGGACCGCTTCGGCTCCCATGTGTCTGACTATGTGAATCAAATGCTGGGGAGGCATAACCTATGATTGAGGCTCTGACCGTCAAGGCTGCCTGCAACGGCATCCTGAGGGGTATATACCCGAACATGAAGATCTACGGACCGGATACGACCGGCGCTCTTAAGCGCCCGTCCTTCTACACGGAGATCATCCCGTATCTGCTGGAATACCAGACGACCAACCTGGTGAAGCAGCGGATCGGCTTTAAGATCTCCCTCATGGAGGAGGTCACAAACGAGGAACTCGAGCTCGAGGTCCTCGCAGCGGTCCGGCAGGCTTTCGGGCTGAAGCTCACCATCGGCGAGCGGAAGCTGACTGTGTCCGGTGTGGAGATGGAATACACCGGAGCGAAAAACGACGTTTTTCAGATAACTGTAACCATTGAGTGGATGGATACGATCGCGGATCCTGATGACTACGATCTCATGGAAGATGTGACCTACCGTCTCTCTGTAAATCATGATAATTGAGAGGAGATAATGCGAAATGGCAAATTTAACTTCTCCGGAGATCACAATCTCCTTTATTGAGAAGGGCGCCTCCGCGATCCAGCGAAGCGAACGCGGAACCGTCGCACTCGTTCTTAAAGACTCCGTCGAGGGAGGGCCGTTTATCGTTTACACGGTGTCCGACATCCCTGCAGATCTGACGGACGCCAATAAGAAATACGTGCAGGATGCCCTCGTCGGCTATCAGTTCACGCCGAAGAAGGTCATCGTGTACGTCATGACCGTGAGCCAGTCCAAGACCATCGCGGCATGCTACACCGAAATGGAGAAGTACTTCGAGACCCATAACTTCGACTGGATCGCGATCCCGACCGTCGAGACCGACGGCAAGGCTGCGGAGATCGCGACCTGGATCAAGGGCCTCCGGAGCAACTATCATCTGGGCAGGAAGGCCGTGCTGCCGAATCAGACCGCGGACAGCGAGGGCGTCGTCAACGTGACCTCCAGTCTGTACACTGCAGACGGTACCGAGGTTACTCCGGAGCAGACGACTCCGAGGATCGCCGGCCTGATCGCCGGCACTCCGATGACCATCGCCGCGACCTACGCTCCGCTGCTCGACTATGCGGACTGCACCAGGCTCACGAAGTCCCAGGCGGACGCCGCGGTCACTGCCGGCAAGCTGGTCTACATCTGGGACGGCGAAAAGGTCAAGCTCAACAGAGCTGTGAACTCTTTCGTCACTACGACCGACAGCAAGGGCGACAGCTTCAAGAAGATCAAGATCGTGGAGATCATGGACCAGATTCAGACCGATATCCGCGGCACTCTGGAGGACAGCTACATCGGCAAGTATGCCAACAGCTACGACAACAAGTGCCTGCTGATCACCGCGATCAATGCGTACTTCGCAGAGCTGATCCGGACCGGCCTCCTGGCAAACGGTACCTGCGAGATCGACCTGACCGCGCAGCGCAACTACCTGATGAGCCAGGGCGAAGATGTGGAGAACATGACCGATCAGCAGATCAAGGAAGGCAACACCGGCAGCCATGTGTTCCTCAGAGCCGTGATCTCCATCCTCGACGCGATGGAAGACATCCAGCTCGAGATCTATATCTAAGGAGGGAGGTAGAGTATGAACGGATTTACAGCGGATCAGGTTATCAATGGAACCTGGGGAGAGTGCTGGATCGACGATACCTACATGGCAGAGGTAACGGCTTTCAAGCTCGAGATCAATGCGAACTACTCCGACGTGAACCGGACGAGGAATCTCGTCTCCGGTAAGAAGCTCACCGGCATCGAGCCGAAGGGCGAGGTCAAGATGCACAAGGTCAGCTCCTTCGTGTCGAAGAAGATCTCCGACACTCTGAAGAAGGGCAAGGTGCCGAGCTTCAAGATCATCGCAAAGCTCGCGGATCCGGATGCCGTCGGTGCCGAGAGAGTCGTGGCCTATGGCTGCAAGTTCGACAAGGCGATCTTGGCAGACTGGGAAGCCGGCAAGGTCGGAGAGGAGTCCTACAGCTTCACGGCTGAAGACTGGGACTACCTGGACAGCATCTAAACAGGAAGACGAAGACGGGCGGCGTGCTGCATAAGTACGGCGCCCTTATTTGCGTTAAAGGAGGAATATAAATGAGTCTCGTTGATAAGTTAATGGCCATTGATAAAGGCAAATTTGCGGAAGGACAGACCGGGGAGCTGCAGGCGAAGCGGCTGTCCGAGATCCTGGGCGAGCCGGTCGTGATCAAGGTGAAGGCGCTCTCCGGAGACCAGTACACCGATATCACGACACGCCTCGTGGATAAGCGGGGAAACGCGGACTTTTCCAAGTCCTACGACGTCAACGCCCTGCTGGTCGTGGAAGGAGTCGTCGAGCCGAGTCTTAAGGACAAGGATCTGCAGGCGCACTTCGGCGCTGCGACTCCGAAGGAACTGGCGAAGCTGCTCTTCCCGGGCGGCGAGCTGACAGATGTGGCCAACAAGATCACGGAGCTTTCCGGCTTCGCTCAGTCCGATAAGGACGTCGAGGAAGATGTAAAAAACTGATCGAGTCTGATGGAGCGGTGAGCATCATGTACGCCCTCTTCCGGCTGCATGGCTGGAAGCCATCAGACTATTATTCAATGGGCTATGGAGAGCGGCGAATCGTCTCTGCCTTCTTGCGGAGAGAAGTCGAGGACATGGCCCAGCAGTAAGGGGGTAAAGCATGGCAAACAGAGTAATTGATGCTGTACTCCGCCTCACCGATAACTTTACGGCTCCGGCCATGAAGTCCATCCAGGCCATGACGTCCATGAGTAAAGCGGGCATCAAGGTCGGCAAGGACATCGAGAAGGCTGGGCAGTCGATCTCCAAGGTCGGCGCCGGCCTCACGACAGCGGTCACGGTGCCGCTGGCCGGAGCGGCGACGGCAGCAGTGAAGACGGCGGCGGACTTTGAGTCGGCGATGTCGAACGTGCACGCCATCATGGGCGACACCTACGACGACAGCCTGCCGAAGTTCGCCCAGCAGCTCGGCGCGACCACAGCCTGGAGCGCCCAGGAAGTCGCTCAGGCCATGCAGTACACCGGCATGGCAGGATGGACGGCCCAGGAGAATATCGAAGGCCTGAAGGGCATCCTGGCCCTCGCC